AACATGGGGGTCATTGGTTCATTTATAGGGTTTAATCAAATGGCAAAAAGGGTAGAAAAATAATGTTAACAGCATTGATAGGTCCAGTAAGTAATCTTGTAGGTAAGTTTATAGAGGACAAAGATAAAAAAAATGAACTTGCCCACCAATTAAGTACAATGGCAGAACGTCATGCCCAAGAATTGGCAAAAGGTCAAATAGAGGCAAATGTACAACAAGCTAAACATCCTAGTTTATTTGTTGCAGGAGCAAGACCAGCAATTATGTGGATATGTGCTTTAGGTTTATTTACACAGTTTTTTATTATGCCTATAGCAGAATGGGCAACGAGTGTATGGGCACCAGATGTTTTGCTTCCAGAATTGAATACAGGTGAACTTATGACTTTAACTCTTTCATTATTAGGACTTGGTGGCATGAGGAGTTTTGAAAAGTCAAAAGGTATAGCTAGAGAAAATATGAAAAAATGATTTGGTTTTGGTTATCAATAAGTAAATTTTTTATTAAAATAGGTAATTATTTTTATATGAAACATTGTGAGGCACTTAGAGCAAAGAGAAAATAATGGATATTGAAATATTAAAAAAAGAATTGACTGAAGATGAGGGTTGTAAATATGAAATTTATTTAGATCATCTTGGTTATAAAACCTTTGGTGTGGGGCATTTGTGTAAGGCTACAGACCCAGAGAATGATTTAGAGGTAGGTTCAGAGGTTACTAAAGAAAGGGTTGATGAGTGCTTTTCTAATGACATTGAAAAGGTTATTGAAGATTGCATTATATTATATGAGGACTTTTATACTTTACCTGATGAAGTACAATTAATAGTTGCTAATATGATGTTTAACCTCGGCAGACCAAGATTAACTAATTTTGTTCGTATGCGACAAGCTGTAAATAAACATGATTGGCAAGAGGCAAAAATACAAATGCTTGATTCCAAATGGGCAAAACAAGTACCTAATCGTGCTGAAAGATTAAGTCAAAGAATGGGGAATGTTACTTAATGCCATATCAACTAATGCAAATAAAACCCGGAATAGTAAAGGATATAACAAAATATTCTGCAGGAAAGAATGGTCCTTTTTGGGTTGATGGTGATTTAGTTAGATTTAAAAATGGGTATGCAGAAAAAATAGGTGGCTGGTTAAAAGAAATATATACAAGAGTAGATGCAGCAGGAAACATTACATCTACAGAAACATCATTAGTAGGCATAGCTAGGACTATGGTTTTGTGGAGAGCCATAACTGATGGTGAAGATAGAATAGCAATAGGTACTCACAATCATTTATATATATTAGAAAATAATGCACTTTATGATATTACACCACTTAGAAAAACAACTGAAAATTTAACAAATCCACTTGCTACAACAGATGGCAGTACAACAGTTGTAATAACTGATAATAGTCATGGTGCAACTGATGGTGACTTTGTAGTTATAAATTCTGCAACTGCAACAGGTGGGGTAACAGCTGATACATTAAATCAAAGTGAAGGTTACCAAATTACATATATTAATGCTAATAGCTATAGTATAACTGTATCATCAGCAGCAACAAGCACAGTATCAGCTGGTGGTGGCACAACTATAGATATAAAGTATTTGATTGGTGTAGCAGCAGGATTAGGTCAACAATCAGGTGATCCAGCATTAGGTTGGGGAACTGGTTCATGGGGTGGCAGTACATGGGGTACTCCAAGATCAACAGATTCAAGTGATGTTAAACTATCAAACTCACAATGGTCACTTAATTTATGGGGTGAAGACTTAATAGCAACTGTAAGAGGTGGTGCTATTTATTATTATGATACATCATCAAGTCCTAACAGAGCAGTTTTAGTTTCAAGTTTAGCAGGAGCAACAAGTGTACCTACAACAACAACTTTAACAACAATATCATTTCCTGATCGTCATGTATTAGCATTAGGAACTGATCCTTTATCATCAAGTGGTAATATAGACCCAATGCAAGTTAGATGGTCAGACCAAGAGGATTTTGCTGTATGGGCACCAACTGTTACAAATAGTGCAGGTGATCAAAGATTAGAGATAGGAAATAAAATAGTTTCAGCAACATCATCTAAAGATGAAACTGTAATAGCAACTGATGAAGCATTATATGGTATGACTTTTGTTGGTCCTCCTTTTATATTTTCTTTTAGATTATTAGCAACCAACTGCGGATCAGCTGGTAAGAATGTTATGATGACTGTAGATAGTACAGTTTTCTGGATGGGAAGATCAAATTTCTTTGTCTATGACGGAGTTGTAAAAGAGTTACCATGTTCAGTACAACATTTTGTATTTGAAAGAATGCAAAAAGATTATATAGATAAATCGTTTGCAGCACACAACAAAGCATTTAATGAAGTTACTTGGTTTTATGTAAGCACAGCAAATAGTGCAGGAACTGCAAATCCAGAACCAGACAGCTATGTTACATTTAATTATCAGGATGCTGCTTGGTCTATAGGATCTTTAACAAGAACAGTATGGTCGGATGCATTTGGAGTCAGGAAAGTTCCTTTTGCTTTTGACAGTTCTGGTATATTATATAATCATGAAACAGGAAATAATGATAATGGGTCTGCTATGTCAAGTTTTATTGAAAGCTCTTCTTTAGAAATATCACAAGGTGGTGATGCATTATTTTTAGTTGATAAAGTTATTCCTGATCTTACAGCCACATCTGATACAAGTCTTTCTCTTACCATAAAAACTAGGAAATATCCTAGTGATTCCGACATAACAAAAGGTCCATTTACAATTACAAGCGAGACTACAAAGTTAAGTACAAGAGCTAGAGGTCGTCAGATGGCTATGAAGCTAGAGAGCAGTGGAACAGAAGATGATTGGCAACTTGGTGATTTTAGAATAAACACTAGACAGGATGGTCTAAGATGAGTGCTACATTAAATAGAGCTTTACGACTCCCACAGCCACCTAATAATTACAGTTTGATTTGGGCTAATAATTTAGTAAATATGATTGAGAACCAGATAAGAGTTGCAAACTTAGCTGAGGATGCATCTAAAAAAATTACACAAGAGAGTTCTGAGGCAGTAAGTTGGTTTAATGGCTAATAATTATAAAAATGCAAAACTAGATTTAACAGCAACAAGTGCAACAACACTTTATACAGCAGCAAGTGCAGTCACTGGAATATTTAAATCTATTTTAGTATCTAATGATTCTGGTAGTGCAGACACAATAACAGCAACAATAACAAATGGAAGTGATGTGTTTAGTTTATTTAAAGTAACAGCAGTTGCAGCAAATACTACAATAGAATTATTAACACAACCATTAGTTGTGCAAGAAACAGAAATATTAAAAGTAACAGCAGCAACAGCAAATAGACTTCATGTAGTTGCTAGTTATTTAGAAATTAGTTAAGGAGTAAAATATGGCAGAAGAACCAATTTATGGAGCATTTGGAGATATATTAAATATCAAAGATGATGAAGAAGCAAATAAACCTGTTGTTTATAATGTTTACCAGAACAGATCATTTGCACCAGAAATGGATTTAACAAATTTACAGGATATATATGGTACTACTGCAATGCCAGTTTTTGAATGGGTCAGAACTATAAAAACTGGAGAGAGAACTTATATTCCTGGAGAGAATCCTGAGGATGATGATCTTGCTAGAAGATATAAAGATTTAATAAATAAACAAGGACAACCTCCTGGGTTTCCTACATTCGGAGAAATAATTGGTGAAACTGCTACATCATTAGTCCAACCTCTTGGAGTTAAGATTGGAGAAAGCATACTTAATCCTGGACAATATTTAACTGGTGGTGCAGGAAAAAGAGCATTGAGTGGTGCAGCTGATGCATTAACTTTTAGTTCAACACCATATCAAGTATCAGCTTCTGCTAAATCTAAATTACTTGATCCGAGCATGTATGATATTCCAAAAGGTTATAGTGCTCTTCCAGATATAGCTAATAAATCAACTGCGAATGTAACAGGAAATTTAGATCTTCACAATAAACTATCTGACAAAGGAATGATTCTTAAAGATTCATCAGGCAAAGTAACAAAAGATGGGTTTAAAGTATATAGTGATAAAGAATTAGCAAATGCAGGTGTAACAGTAAAAGATGGTGTTGCTAATGCTAAAGGAGCAAATTTATCTGGTGGTGTAGTTTCAAGCACAACTGCTCCTGTTAGTTATTTAGATAAATCTTTAGACAAGTTAAGTTTTAGTTCAACAGCAGGTCAAGCAAACTGGGCATCCTCTGCAGGAACTGCTGGTATTGGATTTATAGTTGGTCTTGCTGCAGGTCAAAAACCTACTGAAGCTGCAAAGTCCGCAGGAGGTGCTGCACTTGGTCAAGCAATAGGAACAGCATTTGGTGGTCCAATAGGTGGATTTGTCGGTAGTGTTATTGGTGGTGCTTTAGGTGGAAGAGTTATATGTAACGAACTTATGAGACAAGGTATTATGGATCGTAAACAAGTCATATTAGACTACAAATTTACTAAAGATCACTTAACACCACAGCATGTTCTTGGGTACCATATATGGGCTGTATTCATGGTTAAACAGATGCGTAAAGGCAGATTAATTAATTTCTGGTCTCACGTTGCTGGGCACAGAGCAAATGAAATAGCTTATATATATGGTGAAAGAAATAAGCCAGATTATTTAGGTAAGTTGTACAGGAAAATCCTAGAGCCTATCTGTTGGGCTGTAGGTGCATTTTGCAAACAAACAGATTGGTCTATATTATATAAAAAGAAGGAGATTTAATTATGGCTGAAGAAATGGATATGATGGGTGAAAGAATGCCTGCAGGAGATCAGGTAAGTTTAAAATCTGGTATGCCTGAAGAAGCGAGGCAAAGTCTTTTATCATCTGATGAAAATATACAAGCAGTATTAATGGCAAGATTAACAGAAATGGAGCCAGAGGAGTTAAGGCAACTTGATGAAGCTATAACTCCAAGAGTTGCTGGAGTTCTAATGAAACTTTTACCAGAGCTTCAAGAATTAATTTCTGCAGTTGAAAATCAAGGCAATATGGAAAACGAGGACGACATGATGCCAAGAGATATGGGTGCATTGGGCAATATGTAATGCACATAAGACGAGCAGTTGCGACAGATATTTCTGCAATATTTGTTATGCTTAAAGATATGCATAATAATACAGAATTAGAAGTTTCAACTATAGATGATTACAAGTTAATGAATAAAATTAACGAAGTGATACACAAAGGAGTGGTTTTGGTAAGTTGTAATGGGAATGAAATAACAGGGTCAATAGCAGGAACAACTACAACAGACTGGTGGTCTGAAGATTTGTTTGTTTCTGATTTATGGTTTTATGTTTCTCCATTACATAGAAAATCAAGATCTGGACTAATATTAATAAAAGACTTTATAAAAATTGTCAAAAAAGCTAAAATGAAATTAAGGATGGGTCATATTTATTCTGGAGATCTTTCTCGTAAAGATAAATTTTACGAAAGATTAGGATTAATTAAAGCTGGTTCTGTTTATGTGGAGAAAAAATAATGGGTGGTTTCTGTAATACAAATGTAGACACGCTTCCTAAATATGACGAAGTTATAACAGGAACTCAACTGCCAGGATGGGTATCAGAAGGTGGTAAAAGAATATTTGAAGAAGCAGCAGAGTTAACTTCTTCTCCATATCCTGCTTATGGTGGTCCAAGAATAGCAAGCTATGGCGGATCTAAATTATCACCAGAAGAACAGAGAGCAGCAAGTTTATTATCTCAAGGACAAGATGTTTATAAACCATATTTGGATATGGCTAGTGAAACTGCACAACAGCTTGGTCAAGGTTATGACAGGATGTCATCTTCAGAACTTATGGGAGGTGCTTTCAATGGATTGAATAGAGATCAATTAACTGGTCAATATTCAGGTGCATCTAGGCAAGAATTAATAGGGGATCCAAGTCAACAGTTTACTATGGAACAAGCTCAGCCATTTTTAGATATATATCAAGGCTCTCAAGATGCAGCAGTAGATGAAATAAGAAGACAAACAGAATTAGCTAATATGCAAAATAGAGCAACTGCTGCAAGATCAGGAGCTTTTGGCGGATCAAGATTAGGAATACAAGAAGGTCTTACTGCAGGGGAAGGTGCTAGAGCAGCAGGGGATTTAAGAGCTCAAGCTAGCAGAGAAGGATTAAGTTTTGCAGCAGGTCAGTTTGAAGCTGATAGAGCAGCAGCAGAAAGAGATAGGCAGGCAAGATTTGGTGCAGAAAATCTTATGAGAGGTCAATTTGATACAGACACTCAAAGAAGATTCGATGCTGAAAATATGATGCGTGGTCAATATGAGCAAGATAGACAAGCTAGATTTGCAACAAATGAAGCAGCAAGAACAGGATTTGAAACTGATGAAGCATCAAGATTAAGAAGAGCAGAAACATTACAGAGCTTTGCACCTCTTGCCCAAGGTCTTCAGGATCAAGCTGCATCAGGATTATTTACAGCAGGTCAAGCAAGAAGAGCATTAGACCAGCAAGCACTTGACTTAGCATATGCTGATTATGTAGAGCAAAGGGAATATCCATACTCGCAATTAAATTTTGCATTGGGTGCTTTACAAGGTGTTCCATATGATACAAGAAATATAAGTCTGTCACAAGGTCAACAATTTATACAATCACCAAGTGTTTATGGTCAAACTCTTGGAGGACTAGGTGCATTGGCCAGTGCTTATTATATGAATAGAGGAAGGTAATATGGTGGCAATTACTAATAATAATCTTACTATTGGTGCAGCAGGCACAACTCCTAGCCAACTCAATCAATTAGACGCAGGTGCTCTAAAAGGTTTAGCAGAGCAATTTATTCCTAAAAGAGAAGGAATAGAT